TGGCCAATTGTTCCGCCGCTGCCACAAAAGACCAAGAAACGCAAACGACTATGACCAAGACTAAACAACTTTCAACGATCCTCAACGAGGATCCCTACGAAAAGCTCGACGAGGATCACCGGATGGCGGTCGATATGCGCCTGGAGAACTACTCCTACGCCGACATCGCCGTTCCCACCAAGGTCAAGGAGCAGACGGTGCGGACATGGTTCATGCGGGGAGGAATCTGCTACGAGGCGTACCAGCAGCGGCGCCGAGAGCGCATGGCCGAACGCAAAGAGCGGTTCACCGAGATCGAGACGCAGCTTCACGAGATGGCGGCCGACGCGATCCTCACCCTGAAGCGACAGCTCAAGAAGGGGAGCGAGACCGCGGCCATCCGCGTCCTAGAGCTGGCCGGTTTCAGTCCCATCCACAAGGTTCAGGACGTCCCACCCGAGGAGTCGGAGGAACTCAAGCTCCTGCGGGAGATCGTCGATAGGAATGAAAGATCTAGTAAAACTATTCAAGATAAACAAGAAGCCAATTGACTTGTCGCCCAACCAGCAAATCCTCTTTGACCTGATCCTCTATCAGCAGGCCCGTCGTTCCCAGATCATCATGCCGACCCAGTACGGTAAGTCCCTGACCGTTGCTATCGCCGTGCTTCTGCGTGCGATCACCAAGGGCGAGCGCTTCACCATCCTGGCACCGAGCGAGGCCAAAGCCAACATCATCATGGGTTATCTGATCGACCATCTCTTTGACTCCCACATCTTCCTCGATGCGCTTGAACTGGACGCCAACACCAAGCTGGACAAGCTGCGACGCGAACGCTCCCGAGACAACCTGACCTTCAAGGGGGGAGGCGGGGTCAAGACGCTGACCCTCAACGCCCGGGAAAAGCGGCGCTCGCTTGAGGCGGCAATGGGATTTGGGGGCAATCGGATCATCCTCGACGAGAGTAGTCTGATCGACGATCCGCTCTATGCCACGGTCAAGCGTATGGTCGGCGGCTACCGCTATGAGGACACGTTTCTTCTGGAGATCGGCAACCCCTTCTACCGCAACCACTTCCACCGAACCTGGAACTCAAGCCGCTACTTCAAGCTCTTTGTGGACTACCACATCGCTCTGCAGGAGGGTCGCTACTCTCCCGAGTTCATCGAGGAGATGCGGGAAGAGGCCTTCTTTGACGTCTTCTACGAGTGCGCGTTCCCGGATGAGGAGACCATCGATGATCGCGGCTATCGCCAGCTCCTGACCACGGAGCAGATCAAGGCCGCGTTCGTAGACAAGCTGCCTCCACTGGGAGAGGAACAACTCAAGCTAGGTGAGGACGTCGGCGCCGGGGGAGACTCCAACGTCTACTGTCTCAGGACGCCCAAGGTGGCCTGGATCGAATCGTCAAACCGCTCCAACGACACCATGACCAACGTCACCGAGACAGTCCGCATCATTGGCGATCACACGCTCACCAAACCCGATGGCACGACCTACAGACGCCTCAAGCCGGAGGACATCTTCATCGACGACATAGGGGTGGGTCGGGGTGTTTCAGACCGCCTCAAGGAGCAAGGCTACGCCGTCAATGGGGTGACGGTTGGGGAGAAGCCGGTCGACGAGACCAAGTACAAGAACATCAAGGCAGAGGCCTTCTGGAATGCCCGGATGTGGGTGCTTGGTGGTGGGAAGCTCCTGAGGGATGATCGCTTCTATCAGCTCTCGCAGATCAAGTACAAGGTCTCAACCGACAAGGTTCTGCAGATCGAGCCCAAAGAGGATCTCAAGAGCCGCACGGGCAAGTCCCCCGACTTTGCCGAGGCGTTCATGCTGACGTTCACGGCTCCCCCGCCCAAGCTCGACATCCTCTGACCTGTTCCACCAAGACACGGCATGGCAATACATTTACCCGTCTAGACATCCTACAGATTGTGGTGTACGCTCCGATCATGAAGCGGGGGGAGCCCTCCCCTCGAAGCGCGAAAGGACGGTACCGCCGTGTTCTTCAGCGATCTGATCCCGTGGACCTCCTACGACGACTGGCTGCTCGCCACGATGGCCCGGAATGGCAGGCCGACGACCGAGATCGCCTTCACGCTCGGCCGCAGTGTTGCCGCCGTCTATAGCAGGGCGTCGCTGCTTCGTGTCAGTCTGCTGCCGCCCGACCGCCCGTCTTTCTCGTATCCGCCTACAGTCGGGTTGTTCTAAGCGAGGTCTCTCCCCGCCCGTTAGATAACCGCCATGGGGCAGCTCCCTATAATCGGGTAGAGCCCCTATGGACATTTTCAAACGCTTATTCGCCAAGGGTGCCCCCGCTGGCATCTTCTCAGTCGTCTTTCCCCAGGCGCCCGCTGGCTTGCAGAACCGCGAGTTCCTCAAGGCCTACAAGGGCTGGGTCTATGCCTGTGTGCGGGTGATCGCCAACGACGTTGGCATGATCGAGCTCCAGCTCCAGGCCAAGACTGCCAAGGGTTGGGTCGAAGTTCAGAGGCACGAATCCCTGGACGTCATCGCGAGGACCAACCCCTTCACCACCACGGACGGTCTCTTCAAGGGGACGTCGTCTTTCCTCGATCTGACCGGCAACGCGTTCTGGTACGTCGCCTACAACGGCCGTGGTGTGCCCGCCGAGATCTGGCAGCTTGACCCAACCAAAGTTGATGTGGTCAAAAGCGATAGCAACTTTATCCAGGAATACATCTACACCAACCCCAAGGGCGCCAAGATCCATCTCAAGCCTTGGGAGGTCATCCCCTTCCAGGAGTTCAACCCCGAAGATCCTTACAAGGGCAGAGGGCCAACCGAAGCGGCAGCGCTCTCAATCGACACCAACCAGTATGCCAAGGAGTGGAATCGCAACTTCTTCTTCAACTCGGCGATGCCCGCGATTGCCCTGACCTCGGAGCAGACGGTCACGCCAGAGCAGCGGGATCTTCTTCTGGAGAAGTGGCTTGCCCGCTTCAAGGGGGTCGCTAACGCCCATCAGCCCGTTGTGCTGGGTGGTGGCCTCAAGGTAGAGAAGATCGGCGACGGCGCCAAGGACATGGACTTTGCCAACCAGCTCACTTTCCTTCGCGACGAGATTCTTGCCACCTTCGGCGTCCCCAAGAGCGTGCTGGGTATCACCGAAGACGTGAATCGGGCCAATGCCGAGGCGTCTGAGTACGTCTTTGCTAAGCGCGTCGTCATGCCGCGCAACCGCTTCATCGCTACGACCCTCAGCGAGTTCTACCTTCCCCTCTGGGGACTCTCCCCCGCCAAGTACCGCTTCATCGCTAAGGACGTCGTGCCCCAGAACGTCGAGGCGGATCTGAAGCGCAAGCAGGTGAGCTTGGCAGGGGCGAGCTGGAGAAAGATCAACGAGATCCGGGAAGAGGAAGGTTTGCCGCCCGTCCCAGACGGCGACAAGCTCTTTATTCCGTCCACGCTGACCACCACCGACCTGACCGTCAACCCACCGGCTCCGCAACCGCTCGGTGGTCCCGGCGACAAACCCGGCGAGAAGCCTCCCAAGCCCGCGAAGGGAGTCACAAAGGGCACCGATGACGCCTCGGTCGGTCTGCGCATCACCTTCCTCCACAAGGCCATCATGGACGCGCAGAAGGACATGGAGACGATCCTCACCACCATGGCCGCGGACGTTGCGACCAGGCTGGCGAAGGTCAAACCTCCCAAGAGCGTCAAGGCCGACGATCCCAACGCCACGTTGGTCACCGAAGCCGCACTCATCACCGCCGTCCTGGAGGGCTGGGAGGAGTACGCCGCGGTGCTTACCGCCTTCGTTGACGACACCGCCCGCCCGGTCTACGAGTTCGGCGGCACACGCTCGATCGCCCGCGCCGGTCTCTCGGTGGTCTTCGACCTGGACAACCCCCGCGCCGAGCAGTGGCTCAGAGATCGCGGCCTCCACTCCGCAACCCAGATCAGCGACACCGTCAAAGAGGAGATCCGCGCCCGCCTCGTGCAGGGCGTCAAGGACGGCAAGGGTGCCAAAGAGATCGCCGCCGACATCGGCGAGTTCTTCGACGGCGAGAGCCAGTGGCGAGCGCTCAGGATCGCCCGGACGGAAGTGATCGAGGCCTACTCCCAAGGCTCACTCGAAGGCGCCCGTCAATCCAACCTCACCGAGAAACGCTGGCTCACCGCTGGCGACGACCGGGTGGAGGAGGAGTGCATGCGCAACCAGTTCGCCGGGTGGATACCCCGCGAGCAAGCATTCCCCACTGGACATGTCGCCCCCGTGATTCATCCGAATGACCGCTGCGACGTCGAGTACCGCGCCGCCGCGTAATGGATAACGGACTCTTTCTGCCTCCCTACAATGGGGCAGAACCTACCTATGGCACAAAAACTCATTCGCAAGACCTACCAGGCCGACACGAAGGCCGCGGAGGGGCAAGATCGCACCCTGATCGTCACCATCTCCACCAGCAGCCCCGACCGTTCTCAAGACGTGGTCGTGCCGTCCGGCATGATCTCGGACAAGTACATGAAGAACCCCGTCGTTGCTGCCTTCCACAGGTACAGCGAGCCCGCGATCGCAAAGACGTTGGAGCTTCAAGTCACCGACAACGCCGTCATCGCCAAGCTCCAGTTTCCACCCCAAGGCATCTACGAGAAGGCCGACCAACTCTACGAGCTCTACAAGGCCGGCTTCATGAACGCCTGGTCGATCGGCTTCATTCCAAAAGAGGCCGTGGATCTCGATCCTGATCGTCCCTACTCCGGTGGCCACCGCTTTGAGAAGTGGGAACTTCTCGAGTATTCGGCCGTCCTCGTCCCCGACAACCCGGAAGCGCTCACCATGCTGCGCTCCAAGGGCATCGAGGAAGAGCCATCCGACGAAGAGACGAAGGTCGTCGAAGTCGACGTCGAGGCAGACCGCGAGCAATCAGCTCAGGCAACCAAGGATCTCGAAGAAAAGGCTGCGACCGTAGGCATCGAGGTCAAGGGAGTCACGCTTGATGTCGAGGATGGAACTTACGTCCTGGACGTCGTCGTCGATGGCAAGGAACACAGCGTCACCTATCCGATTCCCGATGACGTCAAAGAGAAACTGAGAACGGGCGCTGAACATCCTGCCGCAGCCGCCGACGTTTCCAAGGCCCTCTCGGCTCTGCGTGATGCCCTGAAACCAGCCGACAAAGAGATCGGTCTGGTTCTCCGCTCGCTCAAAACCCTGCTAGATCAACCCAGTAAATGAGAGGAGGTGAAACACACAGAAATATATGGATCCAAAACTACAAGAACAACTCAAACCAGTCGTAGAGGAAATAAAAACCTCTGTTACCGAGAACGTCAAAGAGCAGATGAAGGCGTCAATGCCGGCGATCACCGAAGACGTTTTCAAACGACTCGTTGACGAACTCCCCAACCGCAAAGACATCTTCGGGGGTGGCAATCACCAACCCGATGAGAAGGAAGCCCTCAAAGAGGGTAAGGAGAAGTCCGCCGAGTACATCAAGGCGGTCTTTGGCCGAGATTCCGCTCAAGTCAAGGCTCTTTCCGAGGGCACGGCGGCAGACGGTGGATACCTCGTTCCAGAAACGTTCTCCAGCGAGATCATCAGGATCGCTCCCAACTACGGGGTCGTGCGTCGCTTAGCACGCAACTACCCTGTATCAGGAGCAGGCTACAAGACCCACTTGCCGACAGTCGGCAACGTGACCGTCTCTCGTGTCAACGAGAAGGCCAAGATCCCTGCATCTCAGCCAACCATGGGCCAGACCAACATCACGATCAAGAAGATCGCCGGTCTCGTGCCGATGTCCAACGAGCTGCTCAAGGACGCCAACACCGACACCGTCAACATCTTGACGACCCTCTTCGCGGAGGCCCTCGCCAAGTACGAAGACGAGTGGGGCTTCCTCGGGAAAGCTGCCGGAGAAGGTATCTTCCAGAACACCAGCGTGCCAGTCGTAACCATGGGCTCCGGCCTCGACACCTACGTCGAGATCACCGAAGACCACCTGCTCGACCTCTTAGGTCAGCTCGACGAAGCAGCGTTGTCTGGAGCGAAATGGTTCATGTCCTTTAGCGTCTTCAACGCCCTCAGACGGCTCGAAGACTCCACAGGGCAAAAGCTCATCCAGAACCCAACTGCTGCTCAACCAGCAACGATCTGGAACATCCCGATCCAGTTTGTCCGAGGCATGCCAAAGACATCTGACGGGTCACAGGCTGGAACCAAGTTCCTCGCTGTCGGAGATTTGAACTACATGCTCTTTGCCGACAAGAAAGAGTACGAACTCAAGATCTCTCAAGAGGCAACCATCACCGACGTCGACGGATCAACCCTGATCAACTTGTTTGAACAGGACATGTCCGCGGTTCGCGTGATCGAACGAGTCGACATCGCTCTTGCTGAAGCAGCAAAAGCGTTCGCCGTGCTCAAGACCGCAGCGTCATAACGCTGAGGCGCTTCGCCACTACCGGGGAGGGATCTCACCGGTAGCACGAAGCGGGTATAACCGCCCAGGGGGAGGTGATTTTATGGCAAGAGTACGATTCGTATCTCCAACATTCTATGACGGCGTGAGCTACGCCCAGAACCAGGTCGTTGACCTATCCGATGACGCCGTAAAGGCACTCGGCGACTCCGTTGAGCGTGCCGACGATGTCAACGTTGAAGAGACAGCGGAGAAGCTGGCAGACCAGACCGCCGATCCTGATACCCGTGCCGAACTCGACGTTCATCACGAGCCAGGGGACGCACAGGATGTCCCTGACGCGCTTCGCGACGAAGCAGCTAACCTCAAACAAGGGGAAGAGGCTGTTTCTCCATCACGAGACGCCAACGTTACCGTCGATCTCCTGAGGGTGAATCCAAAGACCGACAAGAAGTCGGTGGACAAGCCAACGGAAAACAAGATGGTTAATAGGGCACCTACCAAGAAATAGGCGGCTTCTAGCCCATCACAAGACGCGAGAGCCCGCCTCTACAGGCGGGTTTCGTGTGAAAGGAGGTGAAACAAACCAGTAATCATATATGGCAAACGTAATATTTAATAGTTTCAAGCGCGACATCATGAATGGGTCAATCGACCTTGATACCGACACGATCAAGGTCATGTTGGTCACCAGCGCCTACACGCCCGACCAGGATGCCCACACCAAACGCTCTGACGTCACCAACGAAGTCTCGGGCACCGGCTACACCGCCGGCGGGGCGGCGCTCGCCAACAAGGCAGTCACCGCCGACAACACCGACAACGAAGGCGTCTTCGACGCCGACGATCCGGTCTGGGCGGCGTCGACGATCACGGCGCGGGGAGCCGTGCTCTACAAGTCCAGAGGCGGACTAGCATCAGCGGACGAGCTGCTCTGTTACTTCGACTTCGGGTCGGACCAGATCAGTTCCAACGGGAACTTCACGATCCAGTGGAACAGCGAGGGAATCATCAATCACGGGTAGTCCCGAGCGGGTGGCGTCTTCCCGTCCCTCGCTGGAGGGCGCTACCCACTGCGTATGAAGACCGTCTTCTTCCCAGTCCACGAGCTACCGACATCTCTCCTTGAGAGGGGGTCGGTCGTGGACTAATGGCAGCACTATTTGACAATGCCACAACCGCTCAGTTCGGAGACGGGTTAGGCTCTCAAAACAATCTTTCTTTCTCCCATACGACTGCTGGGTCCGACCGCATTCTGCTTGTTGGGGTAGTTCACTCAGGAGCAAACTCGGTTACTATCACCAGCATTACCTATGGTGGGCAGTCCATGACTGCTGTTCAGGCCAAGTCTGACATTACAACCTCGTTTCATCTCCAGACCTTTTACTTGGTCAATCCCCCGCTCGGGTCAAATACGCTTGCCATCAACTTCAGCGCCAGTATTTCGCTGATCATTGCCGCAGCCGTTTCCCTAAAGGATGCCAACCAGGCAGCTCCAAACACCAGCAACGGGGGCATCGGCACCTCTCTCTCCCCCTCAACAACGCTTACTCCTGGTTCAGGCGACACCATGATGGTCGACTTTGTGGGTCTAGCAAACGCCACCTCAACCATAGCTGTGGGAGCGAACCAGACCGAAAGGGTGAACGCACTAAACTCGGCCGTCGCTCGTCGGCTGGGAGCCAGTACAGAGCCTCTTGTCTCAGGAACCGGAACAATGAGTTGGACGATCTCGGGATCGACAAACCGATCTTGGGGTATTCATGCGATGGCGATCGCCCCTGTTGGTGGCGGCGCAACAAACGTCACGACGACTCCAGGAGCCCAGACCGTGACCAGCTCGCAACCCAGCCCTACGGTCTCCACCGAGCGCCAACCAACCGTCACGCCCGCCGCCCAGACGGTTACCTCCTCTCAACCGTCCCCTACGGCCACGGGACAGCGAGCAGCGACCGTGACACCCGCCGCCCAAGATGTCACCGCTTCCCAACCCGAGGAGACCGTTGCGGTCGGCGTTACGTCCGCTCCCGGTGCGCAAGAGGCAACCGCCTCCCAACCCGCCCCCACGGTCTCGACGACCCGCAACGTGACCCAAGCGCCCGCCTCCCAAGACGTCGCGTCCTCTCAACCTCCTCCTACGGTCTCCGCGCAGCAGCAGGCAACCATGACGCCAAGCGTCCAGACGGTGACCTCGTCGCAGCCCAGTCCCACCGTCACGGCCGGCCGCGACGCCACCATTGCGGCTCAGCCCCAGGCCACGACGGCAGACCAGCCATCACCCACCGTCCAGGCGGATCGCAGCGCCACGGCCACTCCGGCGGCTCAGACGGTGACGTCCTCGCAGCCCGAGGAGACGGTACAGACCGAGCGCAGCACAACCGCTACCCCGAGCGTCCAGACGATAACGGGCACCCAGGAAGCGCCAAGCGTCAGCGCTCAGCGCCAGGCAACCGCTACCCCGAGCGCTCAGGAGGTGACCGCCACGCAACCGGAAGAGGCCGTGTCGATCAGCGACCAGGCAAGTCCAGCATCCCAAGACGTGGCCAGCTCACAGCCATCTCCTTCCGTCTCGACCCAGCGTCAACCCACCGTCACGCCGTCAGAGCAGACAGCGAGCGCCTCACAACCTACCCCCAGTGTTTCTACCGGAACCGACGCCACCGTGACCCCTGGAGCGCAGGCGGGGAGTGCCTCGCAGCCGGCACCGACCGTCAGCGCGGAACAGAACGTCACGGTGGCACCTTCCCCCCAAGTCGCCGCCACGTCTCAACCCGAGGAATCGGTGGCGACGACGCAGAACGCCGCGCCAACCCCAGGCGTCCAGACCGTCACCAGCTCGCAGCCGAGCCCAACGGTTCAAGGACAGCGCGACGCGACCCCAACGCCAGGCAGCCAGGACGGAGTAACCTCGCAGCCAGCAGCAACACCGAGCGCTCAGCGCCAGGCGACAACGACCCCAGACGCACAGGATCTCACCGCCATGGCGCCCGAGGAGACCGCCACGGGCGAAGCCGGTGCCCTCGTCACGCCGCAGGCCCAACAGGTCACCGCTTCCCAACCCGAGGAATCGGTGTCCGGGGAGGCAAGGATCAGCCCCGTTGCCCAGGTGGTGACGCCCACTCAGCCAACGCCCATCGTCCACGCCGATGCGGTGGTAACACCGGAAGAGCAGGACCTAACGACCTCCCAGCCAGAACCCACCGTCCGCTTTGAGGCAGGGCTCTACACGCGAGGCGTCGGCCGCTTCAACCGACTGGCCAACGGCCACGGCCGCGCAGGCGGGAGCGGGACGCGAGCAGCGGCGGCGTTTGCCCGCCAGGTTCCCCGCTACAACCGGGGATAACCGTGCGCGGGGACGTTCCTACAATGGGGTAGGCGCATCCTGCGCCCGTTTCCTATGCCGTACATCAGCAAGACCGACGTCAGTAACCACCTCAACATCACCGCCCTCAGCTCCGCCGCCGAAGCCACCCTCGACGTGATCATCGCCGGTGTCGAAGCCGCCGCCGACACCTTCTGCAACCGCACCTTTGGCGCCACGGCTCTGCAGACCGAACTCTTCGACGGCAACAGCGACATCTTCTTCCCCCGCAAGATGCCGGTGAGCTCGATTACCTCGGTCAAGATCGACGGCGACCTCGTGGCCGCTGACGACATCTACAACTACGGCCACTACATCCGGCTTGGCTACCGCGCCGCCCCCGGTAACCGCATCGTCGAGATCACGTACACCCCCACAGAGACCCTCCCAAACGACGTCAAGCTCGCCCTCATCCAGTGGGCTGGCCAGCTCTTCAAAGCGGCCGAGGACGGCGGCAAGGTCACCGAGCGTGTCCGCGTCGGCGAGGTCGAGCTGTGGTTCAAGACCCAGGACGGGATGCCCAAATTCGTCGAGCAGGTGTTGGCGCGGTACCGCGTCTACCCGCTCTAACCTATGACACTTCCACTCATCACCGATACCGTCAGCGTCTACCGCCTGACCCGCACCGTCAACAAGGAGGCCTACGGCGCCAGTCCGGTCATCACCGGCCTCGATTGCCAGATCGTCCCCGCCGGCACCGAAGTCCTGGCCATCTACGGCGGCAACCCCAGCTACTCCCTCTTCGAGATCTACTTCGACGAGAACGTGACCCTCAAGAACGGGGACAAGCTCGTCTCCGGTGCCACCGCCTACGTCGTGCGCGACGTGCCGATGCGGGTCGAGAACCGGCTCCTCTCCTACACCAAAGTCGTCGCGGAGGTGGTCACATGAGCTACCGCCTGACCGCCGACGTGATCGGAGCCGACGAGCTACGGCGTGCCTTCCAACAGGCGCCCAAGCTCACCCTGCGGGAGCTCTCTCGCGCAATCGGATCCACCGCGGCGTCGATCCAGGGGAAGGCCAAGCAGTACGCGCCGGTCGACCAGGGCATCCTGCGGGCGTCCATCCACACCGAAGGACCGCACCAGCGCGGCAACGACGTCGAGGCCAAGGTGGGCACCAACGTCAAGTACGCCCCCCACCAGGAGTACGGCACCGGGATCTACGGTCCCAAGAAGCGCAAGATCGTCCCGATCAAAGGGAAGTTTCTCGTCTTCAAGGTGGGCGCAGAGACCGTCTTCGCCCGCTCGATCAAGGGCGTCCGTCCGAAGCTCTATTTCAAACGCGGTATCGACGAGAGCCAGCCCCACTTTGCGTCCTCGATGCGGGATGCACTGACGGCGATCGTGAAAGGACTCGCCGCCTGAACCTATGGGTTACGTCTCAATCGCCAATAAGCTTGTTGCCCTCCTCGAAGAGATCACCGATTTCTCCGTGGTCTACGACCACGACGTTCCCCAACTGGCAGGGTTCCCCGCCGCCACCGTCCAGGCAGCCTCCCACCAAAACACCTTCCACGACACGGCAGCCAACAGCCGCACCTACACCTTCTTGATCCGCCTCTTCTACCGGCTCGACGTCGACCAGGACGCCGAGACGATCCTGCGCGACCTCGCCGACCAGGTGATCGCCAAGCTGGAGCAAAACGTCACCGTCGCCGGTGTCTGGGAGATCGCCCAGCCCACGAGCGGGGTGTTCGTCAAGGACAAGCGGGAAGTCGACGTCCAGATCGTCGAGCTGAGTGTGGCGATCCGCTCCCGCGTTCTGCGTTAGGGACATGGATAACCGCTCTATTTGACATAACTACAATGAGGGTGATGGCTACTTATCGCTACCGCTACACGGGGAAAGACCCCGTTCATATGCCGACCATCGGCGCGTCCGTCAAGCACGGCGACGAGGTCGAGAGTGAGCACGCAATCCACCACCCCGACTTCGAGCGCGTCCAGGACGAGCCGAAAGAGGAGAAGGAGGACACGGCGAAGAAGCACCGCTAATCGTTTATGTCAGCAGGCGTTTTATCAGCAATCAGTTTTGGTCTCGAATCGACCTGGGGCACCCCCGTCGTTCCCAATAAGTCGATCGCGATTCGTCCCGGCGACGGTATCCAGACCGACACCGATCTGCAGCTCGTCTCCTCCATCAAGGCCCAGCTCGCCAGGAATGCCAGTTCCTTCAAAGGAGCCCAAACGCACGAGGGCGAATACGAGCTCGACTTCATCCCCGGCGTCGCCGGTTACCTGATCAGAAGTGCCCTCGGTTCCGTCTCCTCAGCCGCCAAGATCGCCCCCAACGCCGCCGTCTACGACCACACCTTCTCCGAAGCCGAGACCAAACCCTCCCTCACCGTTGAACAGGCGGTCGGCGACATCGTCCGACGCTACGCCGGGGTCATCGTCAACTCCCTCAAGTTCTCCGTCTCCCCTGGGGAAGCCCTCGCCCTCACCGCGGGGATGAAGGCCAAGAGTTCGGCCTCCGCATCCAAGATCACCCCAACCTACGAAACGATCCGACCCTTCAACTTCGCCGACCTGGGCGCGGCAGGAGTGTCGATCGGCGGCCAGGCCTACACCCCTCGCGCCCTCGAGGTGACCTACAACAACAACCACGAGCTGCTCCACACCCTCGGAAGCAACGATCCGTCCCATAACTACGCCAAGGGCTCAGAGGTGACCGGCTCGTTCGAGCTCTACCTCGACGCCACCAGCGCCGCCGAGTACGCCGACTACCTGAGCAAGACCGACAACGCCCTCGTGATCACCTTCACCGGCGATGCCATCGGCTCCAGCAGCAACTACGGTCTGCAGATCAGCATTCCCAAGGCGTCCTACAACGCCGCCACCTTCCCCGTCACCGACGAATACAACATGCTCTCGGTCGAGTTCGACGGCATCTACGACACCGCGACCAGCAAGCTCTTGACCATCGTCTTGACCAACCTGCTCACAACCTACGCTAGCTAATGGACAACATCACCCTCACCACGCCTAGCGGCTGGAAAGCCGTCATCAAGCCCTTCATGACGTTCGGCGACAAACGCGCCCTGGAGCGTGTCTTTGCCGAGGGGATGACCCTCGATTCCAAGGGAGATCCCCATGCCTCAGGCAAGTCCGTCTACGACGCCCAGGACAAGGCCGTTTCGATGATGGTCAAAGAACTGGTCGCGCCCGATGGCGGTAATCCGATCGTCAACCCTGAAATGATTCTTGCCAAGATCATGGCCATGCCCGAAGAGGACGGCCGGATGATCTACGACAAGGTCAACGAGCTCACCAACCCCACGCCGCAAGGCGAAAAAAGGGGGAGCTAGAACTCGCCCTCTTCGCCCTCTACCGCAACGGCGGCACCGTCCCCGACGAGTACCTCACCGCCTACCTCTGCGACCAACTCAACCTCACCTACACCGACCTGATGGCCCAACCCGATTGGTGGGTCAGGCAGATGCAAACCATCCACCGCCAGAAGGCGCGTGCCCACGCCGCCGCCCAGCAGGAACAGCAGCGCAAGATCGCCAAGAAGCGCTAACAGATAACCGGAAGCCGCCAGATCGCTAAGATGGGAGTGAAGGCCCGCCTCGCGGGTTCCTCCCTTTATGGCAGACGAACGCACCCTAGAAGTCGTCCTCCGGGCACGAGACGAAGCATCCAAGACGATCAACCAAGTTGCCCACGCCTCAGACGGCCTGTCGGAGTCGTTCAAACGCAACCTCAAAGAAGCCGGTCTCTTCGCCGGTGGTGTCCTCGGCTCCCTCGGTCTTCTCACCCAAGCCGCCGTCGCCAACGCCGCCTCCTACGAGCAGAACCGCATCGCCTTCGAGTCGATGCTCGGCTCGGCAGACAAGGCCCGCGTCCTCCTCAAGCAGGTCTCCGACTTCGCCCAGAAGACGCCGTTTGAGCTGCCCCAGGTCGTCCAGGGCTCACGCCAGCTCCTGGCCTACGGCATCGAAGCCAAGAACATCATCCCCACCTTCAAGATGCTGGGCGACATCTCCGCAGGCGTCGGCACCGACAAGCTCCCCCAACTGATCGTCGCCTTCGGTCAGGTCCGCGCCGCCACCAAGCTCACCGGCATGGAGCTGAGGCAGTTCTCGGAGGCGGGCGTTCCGTTACTCGACGCCCTCGTCAAGAACGCCAACAAGGCGGGCGGGATGCTCGTGACGGTCGGGGGCGGGGCAAAGAAGGCCAAGGTCGACGTCAAGGAGATGAACGACCAACTGGGGATCGCCAGGCAGAAGCTCAAGGAGGCAACGGACGCGGGGAAGGCCAAAGAGTCGACGCTGATGACGCTGCGCAACAAGATCGAGAACTACGAGGGCAAGCTCTCCTCTGCCTCCACCGCCCAGCAGACCTTCACCAAGCGGGTCAAGGTCACCAAGCAGCAGATGATGGAGATGATCTCGGAGGGGAAGGTCAGCGCCGAACAGGTGGAGCAGGCCCTCTCCGGCATGACCACCAAGGGCGGGCTCTTCTTCGAGGGGATGGAGCGACAGTCCAAGACCTTCAACGGCGTCATGTCCAACGTCCGGGACAACTTCGGCAAGTTCGTGCGGGAGATCGTCGGCATCTCCGATCAGGGCGACATCCGCGAAGGGTCGCTCTTTGCCTCCCTCAAGGTGGGCGCAGAGGGGCTCCTCCGGGCACTGGAGGAACTGCGACCCAAGGCCACCGCCGCCGTCAACGCGTTTATTTCCAACAAGAGCGCCGTGATTGCCCTGGCAGGCGCCCTGGGCGGGATGCTCGTCTTGGCGATCGGCGCCTTCGTCGCCGCCTTCGGTCCCGCCATCGCGATCATGACCGCCGTCGCCGCAGCGGGAGCCGGCGTCGCCTATGCCCTCACCCGCATCGACGACATCGCCCGGACCCTCGTGCCCCAACTCGCCGCCGCCACCGCCGCCGTCTTCGTCCTCAACGGCGGGTTCGTCGGGCTCTTCGCGACCATCGCCGCCAACCCTCTCGGTGCCCTCGCGATTGCCGTCCTCGCCGTCGCGTCGGGTGTGGTCTACCTGGCCACGCAGACGGATCTGCTCAAGACCAAAGAGGACTTCCTGAGACAGGCCCAGGACAACGTCAAGACCGCCCAGGATCAACTGAAGATCTCCACCGACCAACTGGCCGGGGCGCGGGAGAACCTCAAGGACGTCGAGCTGCGGCTAGAGGGCGCCAACCTGGCGATGATCCGGGCGCAGCGGAACGTGATCGACGTCCAGCGCCGCTACGGCGAGAGCTCGTTCGAGGCCAAGGAAGCACGCCACCAACTGGAGCAGGCCGAACGGGAGGCCGAGAAGGCGATCACCGCCGGGAAAGACGCCCTCGTCCAGGCCGATACCGCCCAGCAGAACTTCATCGCCAACTCGAAGAAGCTCAAAGAGGCCGACGACAAGGTGGTGGAGACGCGCAACATCCACAAGACCTCGTGGGAGCAGATCCGCGATTCGATTGGCGGTGCCATCGGCAAGCTGATGGAGTGGAACGACGCCGCGATGCGCTTCGGCATCGGCGTCGGTGGCCCGAGCGGGATCAAGCTCCCCAAGTTCGCCGATGGTGGCTGGGTGCCCCAGACCGGACCCGCGATCGTCCACGCCGGGGAGTTCGTGCTCTCCCGCGACATGCTGCGTGGCCGCGATCCGATCCCGTCGAACGTCGTCGAGCGCAACCAGACCAACTCGGTGCAGATCGGCCCGGTCTACGTCCGCAACGAATCCGACATCCAGAGTCTTTCCCAGCGCCTTGATTACATGCTGAGAACGTCGGGAAGCCTATGATCACGTCCATCGTTATCGGTTCGATTACCCTCTCCGGCACCGGCAGCTACGTGCTGAACGGGGTGCGTGGGCTGGAGCTGCCACCGATCCGCCTGGCCTCCTACGACCTGGCCGGTGCGGACTTCGGGCGCTTCGTCTCCTCCTTCTTTGGCCGGCGCCGCTTCGCCCTGGAGGGCGTGGTGATCGGCGAGGACGCCACCGACTTCATCGCCAAGCGCAACGCCCTGATCGTCGCCGTGGGTGGGAGTGGCGGCGAGCAAATCATCACGATCACGACCAGCGACGGCCGGGTGCTGCGGATCGTCGCCGCGCTGGCGATGTTCGACTTTCCGCCTCAGGCGGGCATCCCCGCCGCCGCGATGTTCCGCGCCGAATTTGAAGCAGCCGTCCCGTTTCTCGAGTCCGCCAATGCCGTCGCCTACAGCCTGACCCTGCCCACAGGCGGTGGGGGCAAGGTGCCGCCCGACACGATGCCGATGGCTCTCGCCTTTGGCCAGGGCGGTTCGGCCTTCGTCACCAACGCGGGCAACGCACCGGCCTTGCCGACCGTGCGGATCGCCGGTCCCGTGACCAACCCCGCGCTGCGCAACAACGCCACCAACCAGGAGCTTTCCTTCGACATCGTCTTGGTCACCGGGGAGTCCCTCGACGTCGACTTCCGGCAGAAGACGGTCACCGACCACTCGGGGCGCAACCGCTTCGATACGAAGGGAGGTGACTGGTGGAGCCTGGCGCCCGGTGTGTCCGAGATCCGCTTCGTGGCGGACTCGACCGACCCGGCCGCGCTTGTAACCCTGACTGTGAGGGATACATACCTGGGCACCTAAGCGTCTATGGGGCTCTACGACTTCGTCATCGTCGACAAGGCGGGCAACAAGGTTGCCAGTCTCCAGGGGGCGCACCAGCGCTCCTACGCGACCTATCTCAACAAGACCGGGGAGGCGCGGTTTGTCCTCTCCCCGACCGATCCGGTGCTCACGGCCGACACCTTGCTCCTGGGACACAAGGAGCTCCAGGTCTGGCGGGCCAACAAACTCGTCTGGGGTGGGGAACTCGTCTACGCCCGCACCGACCTGTCCGCCGACGACGAGCGGGTTGAGGTTGCCGCCAAGGGGTATCTCGATCTTCTGGCCAAGCGCTACGTCGGCACCGCCGCGGCGCCTGTCTCCTACGAGGCCGGGGACTGGAACATCGACCAGATCGCCGCGGAACTCGTCTACCTCTACGCCGGGGACTTCGGGATCACGATCGGCGCCTACCCGGCCTCCAGTAGACCGGCCGACCGCACCAACATGCAGTACAAGAACCTCAAGGAGATCGTCGACGAGGTGGGCAACGACCACGTCCAAAACGGCATCGACTTCGAGATCACCCCGGACAAGAAGTTCAACGTCTTCTACCCCCAGAAGGGACGCCAGCTCCCAGAGATCGTCTTCGAGTGGGGCGTTAACATCGTTTCCTGCTACGAGATCCGCGACGCCACGGAGCTGGCCAATCAGGTGATCGTGCTGGGCGCCGGGGAAGGTTCTTCGATGGTGACGGCGATGGTCGAGAACACCGCCCTGCAGGCCATCTACAAGAAGCGGCAGACGATCCTCTACCACAAGGAGATCATCGGCGTGGAGACGCTGGAGGAGCACGGCGACAAGGAACTCGCCGTGCACCAGCTCCCGCCCCAGATCATCGGCGTGACGACGAAAGGGGACCTGGCGCCGACGGTTGGCTCCTACGAGGTGGGCGATTCGGTGCGGGTGAAGATCAAGCGCGGACTGATCGACATCGACGGCTTCTACCGGATCTACGGCATCGCCGTGCAGGTGACCGACAGCGACGAGGAGACGATCCAACTGATCTTCAATCGACAATAACCATGGCACTACCCAACGACATACTCAGCACCATCGGCGACCTCCGGCGGAGGTTGCGCAACCTGGAGAGCAATCCCCAGCCGCCCTCGATCACGCTCTCGGAGACGGGGACCGCGAGCTTCGACCTGGCCGCAGCCGGCGACGCCTCGCACAACGACGTCTACCTGATCACCGCCGAACTGACCGAGCTCGACGACAAGCGGCTTCTCGTCATGCCGACCTTCAGCATCTACAAGACGTCGGTCGGCGTTGCCAACCTGTGGCCCTTCGGCGCCAACTGGACGATCGCCGAACAGCGCAACCTCTTCATCACGACCTGGATGGACTGGGGGGAGACCGACAACAACAACGCCGTCTTCAAGATCCTTCTGCAGAACAAGCACACCGCCGCGATCACCGGGCTCCTGCTCAAGATCAACTTCCGCTACCAGATGAGGGAGGCCAGCCTGTGAGAAACAAACTCGTGATCTTCGAGGACGGCACCCGCGCCGTGGTCGAAGGCCTTTCCGTCCAGGCCGGCAGTCGGATCACCGAGGAAGTCGCCCTCGACGAGCTCGACGCGGAGGAGCTTGCCCTCGTCCACCACGAGCGCAAGGATCTGCAACTGGAGCGGGACGAGGGAGGCCGGATCGTCGGGTTGAAGAAGGGGAAGAGCCTGCTTCGTCTTGGCCAGAAAAGGGATAACCGAGGAGGGAAGCGTTCCTAGAATGGAATGACACCCCTATGGCCCACAAAGTCGCAATCATCAATGGCAAAGAGCCCAACGCCGGGAACGGCGGGGTTTCCGATGCCGACCTTTCCTATATCGCTATCAACTTCTTTACGGCGGGCGTCCTCTCCTCGACCGGCTACCAGGTTCAGCAGCAGGTCACCCCCGACATGACGGTGAAGGTGAAGGCGGGCAAGGCCCTCGTCTTCAACGCCACCGGCTCCAATGCCTGGCTTACCAACCTCGACGCCGACGCGAACGTCACCATCGGTGCCAACGTCGCGGGCAATCCCCGCATCGACGCGCTCGTCATCAAGATCGACCTCTCGGCCGACCCCGACGAAAACGCGTCCAACGTCGCGACACTCGTCGCCGTCCAGGGCGCAGCGGCAGCATCCCCTTCCGCGCCCAACGACGCGGCGATCCAGAGCGCAGTCGGAGCGGGCAATGCCTTCCTCCGGTTGGGGAACGTCACCGTCGCCAATGGGGCCGTCTCGATCACCACCGCCAACATCAGCGACGCCCGGACACGGGTGAAGGCCAAGTTCGGCGAGACGCCGCTCAAGTTCCCCGATGCCGATGGCACGACCGGCCAGGCGATCAAGACGGACGGGGCGGGGAACCTCAGCTTCGGCGACGTCTCCAGCAGTGCGTCGGCCGCCCGCGTCTACAACACCGTCAACATCTCGATCCCGCACAACACCATGACGGCGCTCACGTTTAACTCCGAACGCTACGACACCGACACGATGCACGACCTCGTCACCAACCCCGGTCGCCTCACCTGCAAGACGGCGGGCAAGTACGAGATCGGTGCGGGCATGGTCTTGGGCGCCAGCGGGACCGGCAGGCGGTATGCCGAGCTGCGGCTCAACGGCACGACGGTCATCGACATCTTCCAGATCCCGGTCAACAGCGCCAGTGCCGGGACCATCCTCAAGCTCAACACCCAGTACGACCTGGCCGTCAACGACTACGTCGAAGTCCGCGTCCTGCAGGACTCGGGAGGAGCCCTCAACGTCGAGGCGTCGGGCAACTACTCGCCGGAGTTCTGGATGGCCCGCGTCGGCTAACAGCGATATATGGATATACCACTCATCATCGGCATCATTACCTTCATTGGCTTCCTCGTCGGAGGGGTGACGTACCTGTTTATCACGGTCAAGCGCGGCGCCAGCACCGCCACGGTCGAGAGCAACGGAATCCTCCGCGACCTCATCAAGGATCAGGATTCCAAGATCACCAAGCTCCAGGAGCAGGTGAAGCTCAGCGCCACGCTTGAAAAGATCATCGAGGATCAGAACGGCGAGATTAAAAGCCTCCGCGAGCGGATGCACGGCATGGGCAACGAGATGACCTCGATGAAGCTCCAGGTCCAGATCCTCACCGACCGCCGCGATTACCTGGAGACCCTCGTCATCAACGCCCTCAACAAGGAGTTCTCCGAAGATCCGAACATGGCCAAGGCCGTCAGCCGGCTCGTCGAGAAAGCCAAGGCACCGGTCAACAAAGGGTAACTTGCACCCGTGTGTTATAATCAACCAGTCGATATATGGCGAAATACTCATTGTCCGACATCTTTCAAGGCAACTACCGCGTCTCTCAACCGTTCGGCGCGAATCCCCAGTACTACAAGCAGTTCGGCCTCCAGGGTCACGAAGGCGTCGACTGGGCCACGCCAATAGGCGTCCAGGTTCTCTGTCCCTTCGAGCGCGGCATCGTCCTCCGCGCCTCCTCAGACCGCGTTTACGGCTACTCCATCGTCATCTGGGACCCCAAGCAGAAGTGCGCCGTCTGGTACTGCCACCTCTCCAAGATCACCGCCGGCTACGGCTCGCAGGTGAAGCGCGGCCAGGTCGTCGGGAGGACCGGCAACAGTGGCAACTCCTCAGGCCCCCACCTCCACGTCAACTTCGTCGAGACGGATGTCTACGGCAACCGCCTCAACCGCACCAACGGCTATCAAGGATTTCGCAACATCCTGCGCGGGGACCTCGTGTCCTGGCGCTTGACTCGCTGATGAGTGACCGACAAAAGTACCAGCTCAAGAAGCTTCAGCTCGAAGCGAAGGCTGCCGAGGCGTGGGACAGGTTCTCGCTGAATCTGACCAAAGCGTTTTCTATCGGCTTTGTGTTGTTCCTCCTCATGGTCTATGTGATCGGAGGCTACTAAGGTGGTGATCTATCTATGAAGTTACCCAATCAAGACTCAGCTACGGGCCGCGCCCTCAAGACCGCCGCACAAGCCGCCATCGGCTTCGTGACCGGTCTCGCCTTCGTCGTCTGGGCAGTGCCGGGTGTGCCGGAAGCCGTCATCAACTACGTCAAAGACAACATCGTTCAAGTCATGATCTTTGTCGGCGTCCCATCCGGGATCACCAGTTTCGTCTGGAATCTGTTCCGTAAGGACGTTCGCAACTATTAAGGAGGTATCTGAGCGAACGACGCCGCCACGAGTTTCCCGAGTCCGTCAAGAAGGAGGTCCGCGCCAACCAAGAGTTCCTCTGCGCCTACTGCGGCACCTCCTGCCGAGGCAAGAGCCACCACGAACCTCCCCTGGAGATCCACCATGTCGTTCCCGATTTTTTTGGTGGCGCCAACACCCCGGACAACGCGGTCGGTCTCTGCGGTCACACCAAACACCAAACGGGTTGCCATCACTGCTTCGATCGGATGTACTTTCGGGAGGGCAAGACCTTCGTCCACGCCTCGCCATGACATGCTTGACACATGTTTGCAGTTGAGCATGGCAGAGGCACCCTCGGACGAGTCGAATCTCGAATACCCTCCCTTTTGCGACTTCGCGGAAGTGTCTCTGAAGATACCTCGCCGCTACATGCCCGCAATCCGGCCTCAGCGACATCGGCCAAAATCCTCGTCATCTTGGATGGCGGATGCTAAGGCGATGGTGAGCGCCACATCCGGGGTCGTTCCCTTCACCGCGAAATACCGGTGAGCGGTCGCGAACGTCTTATCGATCAACACGAATTCGCCGGGCCCCCCGATGTGGTCGTCCTCGTTCATCTTCCAGGTCCAACCGCGGGCGGAAAGCGCGTCACCAAGCAACTGAACTGACGGCTCTTCGGCTACGATCCCTGCTTGCGCGATCAAGGAACGACACTCTCGATATTCCGGATCGGTCTCGGTGTAGATGGGCCCCTTTGGTCCCAGGATTGGCATCGCTCCTCCCCACGTGTCTCAGCCGAGCGTGTTCTTGCTTTTTCCGCTGAAGGGCATTGTGCCGTATCCCAGCTTCTGACACGACGCCTCGCACTGCCACACCAGACTGCAAACATGTGTCAAGTATGTTCTGGCGGGGCGTGCTTCGTCGACGTCATGGTTGCGGAAGGGAGAGCGGAGGAGTTGCACGTCCTCGGACTGACGCCGTCCCTGGGGTCACACAGGCGCCCCCAGAGGCCTCACATCGAGCGGATCGCGCCTTACAACCGTCAGCAGCAAAAACGCGAAAACGCCGCCTTACAGAGTCTCTACTTTGACGAGGATCTGCCAGGGATGGAAAGGGAAAGGTAGTCGAGGGGGGTTACTAGTAGAAAGTCGAGGATCGCTGGATAAGGCCTATAGTGCGGACAATCATCATTATCCGCAAATGTTAAGATTTGAACGGGTTTAGAGGTTTTCTTTTTCCTGTGATAAGATGTCGGTACCCGACTCGTTGGCAAGCGCCCCCCTTGCGCCCCGAACACTCGCTCCTCCCATGCACGATTGCCACTGTCGCGATCGCCAAGGTAAGGACTCCCCATGCCTGCCGTCTCATCCGGCGAGATTTTCGTCGTCCTGTCCGTCGTCTTTCTTCTCTTCTTCACCGGGTTCTTCAACGCTGCGGGCCAGGATCTCTGGTCGGAGGTCAAGAAGCAAACCAAGCGGAAGCGCCGTCGTCGGCGCTAATCCGTTGCGTTGGAGCCTTACCCAAGATCGAGGAGATGCTCGACGAGCGCCATCAGCTCGGCCCGGTCGAGCGGTTCGTCGTAGTCGTAGTTGTAGACGGGCACCTGTCGCTTCGACCAGAACCGTGCCGTCGAGTCGTCTGGGGTGAGCACCAGATCCGGTTGAGGCCCGGTGACGTCGTATCCCCGCTCCGCGAGCACTTGCTCCAGGAACTCCTGCACCGACTGCCGCGGATCGGTCACGAGGATCGTCTTCACCGGTTCCTTCTCTGGCAATGTCTAAGGGGTCTTCGCTTTGTCTTCATCTTGCCTGCCGGCCATGATCTTCGCTTTCTGCACACGCTCCTCTCGCAGAACGTGGGTGCCATAGACGAAGACGCCAGCGAGCGCGACCAGGTCGATGGTGGCGAGAATGGTCCCCTCAACTCCATGATCGTCTGCGATGAGCATGTAGGAAAAGATGAGGACGATCATGGTCACGATGAAGCCGCAGGCGAGGCCGGCAAACGAGCGGACAGTTCCCCACTTCAGTGCGTATTTCTCAAGATAGCGTCGATGCTTCCCTTGCTCCTCGAAGTTGTCGAAGATCATCTTGGCCGAGCCAGGGACAATACGCTCGTAGGCCTCAAGCGTCTTCTCATGGGGGAGCGGGCCGATGTGGAGTTCGCGGATCTCCTCCCGAACGATCGTGATCTCTTGCCGGATTTCCTGCCGTATGAGCCGACCGATCTGCTCGCGGATGACCTGGAATTCGCCGTCGACGGGTTCCTCTTCCCGTCGCTGCTCTTCTCGCTGTTCATCCCCAGGACGCGGAAGGGGCGCAGGAAGGTCATCTCCCTGCGCCGCCTGCTTGCTTCGATCGTCTCGGTCGTTCGGGTTATCCGCCATGCGGCGTTACCATGCCAGCTCTAACTGCCTCGCTACACCGATCTCCTCGCCGACCTTCTTGAAGGCACGAGCGAGATCGTCGATGACGGCGTTCCAGTCGGCAGCCAACGCGTTAGCATCGGCCAGTTCGCTGCTCGGCGACCGGTTGTACTCTGTCAAAGTGTCGCCAAAATCGAGGAGGCGGGCGGCCCCTTCGGTGAAGGACGGCGACCCAAACAAGATGCTCGAATACCTATTGCCCATGATGGTCCCCTTTCCAGATGGGCTTCCGCGTCCCCTCGCGGGTGGGGACGGCGGGTGCAGATAGTATGTACTAGGATCGTGGCGTGTCAATCAGTGTCAATCGGTGGTAAGTCCTGGGTCCGAGGTCCGATGGAGCCTTGCATACTAAACATGCTATGCAACGCCAATATTTAATACGGGGCAGCCTGGTGAAAAAGTCGGCGTCGGGCCACTGGGATACGCCAGTGCACGGGAGGTCGCCCACGTTTGCACCACTTTGGCACCTCTTGGGGCACGCGCTGGTATCCAAGATGACCGCCGAAGCAGTCGTTTAGGAGTTTTTCAACAGGCTGGGCTCGATTCTGAGACACGGCTAGGGCGTCTCAAAACTGCGACGCTAGGCTCTCGTCGCCGGCTTCCCCTTTGTGTGTGGTGTTGCTCGGAACTAACCGCACCGACTCCTGTTATGTCTATTTGAGAATAAATCATATTGAACGCAAATCATTCCGCAGCAGGGTCTTGAGTGTGTGCTATACTGCCCCTCGTGTACGGACACTCACCGACAGAAGGGTTGACATCCCTTGGACGGTCCGTGCGCTCTTTTCCTCGTCCTCCTCACCGTGTTGCTCCAACCGATCTGGGAAGACTGCTGGCACATCCTTCGCCGGCGATGGCTTCGTCCGCTCGGTCGACGGTTTGCCCGTGCCTGGCACGCCTTCCTCGAAGATCCGTCGTGATGGTGTCATTATCAGAACCCTCCCTTTTTGAGACGCCGCGAGGGTGTCTCAAAACCCCTCTTCCTCGCAGATTTCGGGACCAAATTGTGCCGGGGACTCGCTTAGCCACCGCCTCTGAGGGGTCCAATAAGCAAGATTCCTATCACAGCGCACGCGATTAGAATCCCAATACCAATAGCCGGTACACCCCCAAGCGCCGTGCCTATTCCGAGTAAAATGCACATACCCAAGGGAATAAGAGCGAGAAAAGCCCAGATTCGGTTTCGACCGTGTGTACGCTCCTTATCGGCGGCAACGCAACCAGTGCACCAAAATGGTGTTGCCATGTGTCTTACGCAGTATGACTTAGTGCAATTACTGCAGCGGGCGACGATAGGAAGGTCACACTGCCATGCGTCACAGGTCGACCCTGCCATGACACTCTCCTCGCACTGAGTCACGTTTTTTGTAGCCTGACTGGATATAGACGATTGAAATACTCTAGGGAGTAGGGACGATTACGTCAACCCCTCCCAAGAATCTGCAATCCTTTTTGAGACAGCTGAATGTCGATGCGTCTGGGCCTTAGTGACACCTACTGTCGAGTCTCACAAACGGCCTTTTTGCGACGAACGGGACGTGTCCCAAAATCGCCTAGAAAGTGTGTGAAAGTCAAGGTCCGGGTCGGCGGTGACGCGCACATACACCCACGCCTCGTTTGAGACGCTGAATGGCTATGCGAAAGCTTGTACAGTACCTTTATGGTGACGATGGACAGTCGCGTTGGCGCATATGTGATCGTGATCGAGGAGAACCGTGTTCTCCTTGTTCGCTGGGTAGAGGGACCAGTCCCGGAGTGGACCATCCCTGGAGGCGGCATGGAGTTCGGCGAGACGGCAGAGGCCTGTGCTGTGCGGGAAGCCCGCGAGGAGACCGGACTTGATGTGGTGATCGATCGACTCCTCGGAGTTCACGACCGCTACATCCCCTTGGAGCAACGGTTGAGTGCCGGCGACCGTCCGTTGCATCTACACAGAGTCTTCTACCAAGGACATGTCACTGGAGGTGAGTTGATGCCCACCTCTGACTTTGGGAACGATCGGGCAGCGTGGATCTCCCTGGCCGACATCCCAGAGATGGTACGTGAACTAGGGGTGGACGTTGCATTGGCACTGGCCGGTTGCGGACCAACCACATATGTCTCAAAAACGGTCAGGTCCTGCGATCAGGGCTAACTCGGAACCCCCAAACCTGTGACCATTGCTGCATACATAAACCCAATAGACGTATTCACCATCGGGACTGAGACCCCAGGTTTGATGACTCAGTACTAACTCTTTACATTTTGGACATTCCATATCGTTATGTTGTCTCAAAAACCCCCGTTTCTCAGACAACCTCCGAACGGCGTTCGGTTGCCGAGGTTTCCCCAGACCTGACCGTCTCAAAAGTCGTCTCTAAATCTGCGTCTCATTTCTTGCGGCCCCTCTTAGGTTTTGGAGCGTCCTCCAGCGGCGCCTGGTACGGCGGCATCGCCTCCCCGGTCACCTGCTGCCACACTTCCCCCAGCGGGAAGATGTCGCCCTCGGGCGCAAACCCCGTGACCCCGATCTCGTCGGGGGCGATCTCCCGCTCTGGTCGAGCGTAGAAGTTCGCGACTCCGAACCTGCCAACCACCGCGGCGTAGTTATCCCGGAAGATCGCCTCCTGACGGTCGATCATCTCGGACGGCGTCCTCCCGGCCGCGATCCCCTGCTTGACCACGTTCTTGGCCGCGTCTTCGGCCACCCAGGGCTTGGTATAGGCATCGTCGATGGTGCGTCGTCGTTCTGGCATAGATCATTGAGACTACTCAGTGGAGCGGGCGGGGATTTGCACCCCGCATGAGTAATCATCTCAGCTACCCTAGGCGATTGATGAGATCGCATTCTGGCAGCCGGGTTTACCTATTTCCCCACCGCTCCACTCAATAGTCATCTCCATACCCACTCACGCGTTCCTCGTAGTCGCTCTCCAGGTGGTCATCTACAGCCGGCTCTGGCACCTCGTAGAAATCGTGGGTAAACGCCCGCTCTAAGAGATCCTCCTCGTCGTGGGTCTCTGGACCTGGCCCTCTCTCCGGGCCGATAGATTCTCTTTCTGACATAGGAACACCAGCACACTACCATTTTCATCTATATTATGTCAACTATAAATGGTGCTGTTGTCGCACGCGACCACTGTACGTACGTTACTCTTAGCGAGTAGAATCGCTAAGTAGCGAAACGCTTCTGGAAACTCGCTAAAGGGAGGGCACCATGCTCCGACCCAAAGACGTTGCCGATCAGCTCCATATCTCGGCTCCCACGCTCCGGCTCTGGAGCAATAACTTCTCCGATGTTCTCTCCCCCGCCGCCCAGAAGTCGACGACAGAAAGCGGCACCGCCGCCCAGCGCCGCTACACCGACGAGGACCTGGCCGTCTTCCGCAGGGCCAAGCAGTACCTCGACGGCGGCAAGACCTACGAGGAGACCTTACACCTCCTCAAGGAATCCCCGCCAGAGCCAGCAGAACCGCCGCAGAGCGACGAAACCGTCCCAGAGGTGTCGTCGTCCCTCCCAGCGGTGAACTGGGACGAGCACCCGGTCTTCGTGGCTTTCCGCGAGGCCCTCGCCGCCAAGGACGAGACGATCCGGGCGAAGGATCAGGCTCTCGTCGCGACCGAGGCCACGGTACGCTCTAAGGAGGAGACGATCACGGCGCTTCGCTCGACGATCGATCTGCAGGAGCGCCAGCTCGAGGATTTGCGGTCGCGGCCGGTTGTCACCGCTCCACCGGCTGCGGCACCGCTGCCAGCTTCCTCGTCGACTCGTTTTCGCTGGGGATTCCTGAACCGGCTCCTGGTCCTACCCGGTGACAATCCGGCACCAGTTGACGGGAAGGGGTAGCGGGCAGAAGATAGGCCCAACAAAGAAAGAGCGCCCGATCGGTCCGTGGGGACTAACCAGACGCTACTCCCTAGCAAGATGAGCGTACCAGCCCCCTTCGGATCGGTCAAGACCGTCCCAGGGGGTTTTCTGTGCCTGACCAATACGACGCACTCAAGGCACTCCTCTCCGACCGCCCCATCGCCTTCCACCCGATGCTGGCCCGTCTCTTCGGCGGGATCAACGAGGCGCTCCTGTTCCAGCAGCTCGCCTACTGGTCCGACAAGGGCTCCGATCCCGAGTGGATCTACAAGACCCAGAAGGACTTGGAGGAGGAGACGACGCTCACGCGTACCCAGCAGGAGACCGCCCGCGCCAAGCTCCGTAAGCTGGGCGTGATCGAGGAGCAGAAGCGAGGCCTCCCCGCCAAGCTTTACTTCCGCGTCCAATGGGAGAACGTCTTCGCCCTCCTCAACAGCCAAGTCCGCGGAAAACCCACATCCAAGGATGCAGGAAACCTGCAACCAAGGATGCGGGAACTCAGCAAACTAGATCGCGGGGAACCCGCAGACCAGCCTGCATCTATCCAGCAGCCATTAACAAAGATGACTACAGAGAGTACAGACAAAGAGGACCCGTCGAATGATTCGAATGAAAACCCGTTAGTTATGTCGAGAGAGGATGCCGAACGGATCGCGTGGGTGATCAAAGACGTGGCCCGCGAGTTCGCCGACCAGGCGCCAGCGAAGAGTTCCGCGACCCGCGCCTGTCGGCTCTACAGCCAATCCAGACTCGACCTGGGCGAGTTCCTCGACGTGATTCAACAGGCCAGGCTGAGGACGAAGCGCTACACCGGCAGCATCAAGGCGGAACGCCTGGAGAACGGCGCCAAGCCGAAGATGGGGTACTTCTTCGGGGTGCTGGAGGATCTCGTGGCCGGGACAAATCGTGTTCGCTGACGGCCTATAGCGGGTGGAAGAAAGGGTGGAAGATAGTCTTCACCCAAACAGATCCGGCCGAGGCTAAATCCCGCGTCCGCACGCGGAAATCACGGTTCCAGGGATGACAGGGAGGAACGGCACTTCGTGCGGGGGGAGTGTCGGACCCCGCTTCTCTTTCGTCGCAGGCTCCTCAGGCCCGACACTCCCCCCGCACTCTCCCTGCAGAGGAGCAGCGGTGCTTCGCACGCGCTGACGAACACCTTCGTTCCTCAGGTCTTCGGGCTCCTCTTCCGGTCGGTGCTCCCCCCACTCGTTCCTCGCGGGGGGCCGAACCGAAATCGCGGGGCATTCCTCCCTGGCCCCCCTTCCCCGCGATTTGGGGAACCGGTGTGTTCCCAACCGATGCTCCTGCCTGGCTTCCTCAGTGTGTCACGCGCGGGTCTCCCCCTCCGTCAAGCCACGCTGCGCTCTGCGGGCTTGACCTCGGACCCGCGTGTGCTGCCGGAAGCCCGCTCGCAGGAGCAGAAAGGAGGTGAGAGCGATGGAAGAACGACGATTTGAGGTGATCAGCCTCTCGTGGGAACAGGCGGTAGCCGTGCTGGCGCTGATCGAAACCTACCTGGAGAAGTACGGGGAGGGGACGAGGAGGGAAAAACCGGAGCTGTTTGAGGCGCTGGTGCGGAGCCGGTTCAAGCTCAACGCCCTGGTGACTCGGAAACGATCCACGGCGGCGGTATGAAGACCTGGAAGGTGATTCGGGTCTACAAGGTGCCAGCCAACGACAAAGTTGAAGCCTTGCGCCGCTACCATGCCCTGGAAGCGGCCGGGAGCGAAAACGCGTACTTCACCGCAGAGTTCGCGGTCGAGGACAAGCCTGTCGGTTTCTGGGCTCAGGTCTGGAAGCAGATTCTAGGTTAGCGATTTGAACGCTGACGCTTCCCCGGTCGGCTATACCGGGGAAGAGCTAGGGTTCAAGACAAGTCGAAAAGGTCGAACAAGTCGAATGCTCATTGGCGCTCGCTCACGCTATGGTTAGCGCGTTCGCTCGCGCCCCCCGTTCTGGACCATAAACAGCGTGCTCATCGCGATGATGACGGCGCCGGCGGTGGCGACGTGGTCGTCGCCAAACCAGAAGAGCAAACCCCCGGCGATCAACCACGTCGTCTCGAGGAGGCGCCGCCTCATGGTTTTGCCTCCTCTGACTTTACCTTAGCGGTTCTGATGGCTGCCCTCAGTTCGGCGAGGCTGCGCTCGACCTTTGCCACGGCCTTCTCGATGCTTTCGGGTTCGAGCTTGCTGTGGGCTCCCCACTCAAGCAGCTGCTTGAAGTGGAAGCGATATCCGCGCTCGAACTGGCCCGCCTTGTCCAGCATCCGTTGTTTCCAGTACTCGACTTTGCCCTCATCTCTATCCATGGTGCTCACCTCCCCTCAGCTTAGGCGTTCTGACCGCTACCGCGTTGACCTCCTCGTAGGTCTTTCCCCGGTATTCCCGGTTCTGCAGGTAGCCCACCACCTGGTATTGCTCTCCTCTTTTCACCAGCTCGCTCACCCGCTCGGCCATCGCCCGAAAGGCAACCACCGTGAACCAGTTGGTGATCTCCTCATCGGTTTCGCCCTCGGGTGTCTCGTGAACCGCTAAGGGAAACTTGGCAATGAGCGTTCCTCCCTTAGTGGTTCGGACGCGGGGATTGTTCCCTGCCCGGCCCACGAGCTCAACGCGTTCGCCCTTCTTTGGCTGGGGTTCCGTGTTCGTAGCGGTTTTGGTGTTCGTTCGCGCTGGGGCGGGTTCGTCTGCCGCGATGTATTCCTCAAGGGTTTCGACCGGGTGGGCGGAGACGTCGGGGAGGGATTCTTGTTTCGGCTTGGGCTGGACAAAGAGCGTGACCTCGCCCTGCTCGCCGAGGATGAGGGTCTGGAAGCTGGAGGGGCTTTCGGAGGAGAACATGACGTTTGTGCCCTGCACCTGGGGCGGGTGGTCGACGCTCATGGTGAGCCCGATGCCCTCGCCCGCGTAGCGCACGACGCCGGCCCTGGGGTAGACGTCAAGCTCGCCTTGGCTGTACTCGTGGTCGCCGCCGAGGGGAAAGCGCGTACCGAGGCCATACAGGCTGTCTAGTCGTGGACTGGGAATCGAGGCAAGGGGAACGGCGATCTCGTCGGGATGCCAGGGATCGGGTGAAGACATATCCCTGGAGTCTTCGGCGAAGTGAAGAATTCGGTTTTCTCGCATATAGTGGAGTGGATCGATCGTAGCAGAGCGGGTGTATTTATGTCAACAAGGAGAGAGAGATGAGCGACCTAGCTAACCTCGTGCTCGTCGCACCCCTGTCCGATGAGGTGCGCCAAGAGCTGCTCGATCGCATTGGGCGTGGTCTAGACACCCCGCGCCAAGCGGAGCTCCTCCGCATCTGTTGGAAGGCGATTGGCCAGGAGTTCCAGATCAAGTACTCCTATGAGTTGCAGGCCTCCATGTTGGAGATGGCTCAGGGAAACAAAGCCGTCGACTTCAATCCGGATGAGGTTGTCAACCGCCTTCTGCGTGCTTACGCGATCAAGCTCCAGACTGATGTCGATTCGGTCCGAGAAGAGATTCAGGACGAGCTGGGAACAGTTGTAGTTCCGACGCCCGGTAGGGAATATCGGCGCTGGAAGTGTGATTGTGGGTACGTGTTACAGGAGGGATCTCTTCTCACTGCTTGCCCGGCCTGTCAACGCGCGCTCAGCCTAAATGAACGAATGGAAACTATATTTACAGAAAAAGCGAGAAAAATTCAACTTCCGACGAGGAAAAATATGGCAAACACGCAAGCACCTTCGCCTGTTAAAAAGTCGCCAGAGGTGAAGCGTCCGGAAGTGTTGAGGCCCGAGGATATCTGATGGGCTTGGTACTAGGCTGGGATATGTCGGATGGGTCTCAGGTAACCCTGTCCCCAGGTGCCCGCACGTTGGGCACCTACGTTCCCGGCAGCACCGGCACGGGCAAAAGCACGCTGCTGCTGAACATGATCCTGCAGGACATGGAAGCCGGGCTGGGTGGGGCGTTCGTCGACCCGGACCATGACCTGGTCGCCGATCTCCTTCCGAGGATCCCCGCTCATCGCCGGTCTGACGTCGTGCTGCTGGACCTGGTCGATCAAGACTACGCTTTCGGGCTCAACCCTTTTCAGTGCCACGACCGGAACGACGATGCCTCCGTCGCCTACGTCCTTGATGGTGTGATGCAGGCCTTCTCGCGGCTCTGGGGAAGCTCCATGTGGGAGACGCCCCTCCTTGCCGACTACCTGCGCAACACCGCGACGGTGATGATCCTGACCGGCCGGACGATGGTTGACCTGGCGCGGATGATCCGCCCCAAGGAGTGGAAGTTCCGCTACCAGCTGCTCTCCTCCCTGCCTACCCGCTACGGCTATCTTCGCGAGTTTTGGGAAGACCACGAGGCGATGACCAAGCCAGAAAAGGAAAAGCGCTTACAGTCGTTAGCGATTCGCGTTCGCGCCTTCACCGACAACCCGATCACCCGGAGCATCTTTTCCCAGCCGCGTTCCACCGTGGATTGGCGGGAGGTGATGGACCAGCGGGGAATCGTCCTCTTAGCGCTTGACCCCCGAACGGAATGGCTCTCCACCTTCATCGGGTCGCTGATGCTGGGCCAGCTCTACGACGCCGCCACCTCACGCGTCGATACCGACCGGCCAGACCGGACACCCTTTGCCCTGTACGTCGACGAGTACCAGAAGGTCGCCACCGCGGCGACGGCCAAGCTCCTCAAGGGCGGGCGCAAGTTCGGGATGATGCCAACGATCTCCCACCAGGTCCGCGCGGATCTTGACGACACCACCAAGGCGGCAACGCTCCAGGCGGGCAACCTGATCGTCTTTCGGGTGATCGGCGAGGATGCCACGGTCCTTTCCAAGCAGTTCAAGGTGGATCCCAAACCCCGCGAGAAGATTCTCAAGATGATCACCGAGTCTGTCTATGACGAGTGGACGGAGGAGGTCTGGGACCCGCCCTCCGCGAAGGCCGAGTGGGAGTCGTGGCAAGCCCGCGGTAGTGACGCGCATAACACGATCCATATGCTCGGGAGATCGCTAGAGTCTGAGGTTCAGAGGAAATATGTCACGCAGAACAAAGAACATTCGGTCGCCTTTGACCCGTGGACACTAGCTCTGGCAGTGACCGAGGGGAAGGTATCCGACGAGGAACTGACGACGGCATTTCGAGTAAACGGGTATCCGCGCCGGGACGGAGGGTGGTACAAACACGAGGAAAGTACAGCGTTAGTTCGGGAGGACCGCGAGTGGCGGGTCTTCCGAGCCCGGATGAGGTGGATCAGCGCGGTCGAGAGCAGTCTTTCGTGTCCGACGTTCTTTGGTGGCGAGCCGATGCCGGTTGAGGATCACCGTCGTCTGTTGGCGGAACTGGCCCCCATTCTCGATCCCGTCCGATTCACAGTCGAGTTTCACGAGAAACGAAGCTGGCCGGGTGCTAAGACCTCCTCCCCCATGCCGAGAAAGACGATGTTCCCCGAGGCGGTGGCCTGGTATCGCCGGACGATGACGGAGTACGTCCGGCGGGTCAGGGAGACCACGGAAGAACTCAATCGGATTCGTACTCACCACTTCCGCAAGGTTCCCCGGAAGCGCTACCTCTACGAGCGCCCGGTCAAAGACACCGTCCGTTCGAAGGTCACCTACAGCGGGGTGGCCGAGGTCAACCAATACGAAGAGGTAGACGGCCCTCCCCGCGCCATCGTGGACGTCCAGAACGAGGTTGCCAACCTGATGGCCACGCTTGACGTGGCAACGGCCAGAGTACGCCTCACAGTCGGCGACACGTCGTCGGAGCACACGATGCGCACGCTTCCTCCCCCGCCTCCGGTTGCACCGTGGAAGCCGGCGCCCAACCGTCAGCCCGCGCCGCCTCCGGTGACTGACGTCCAAGAAGACGCGGACGTCTATGCTGACGAGCCGCCCATCTCCCTCCGGCGTTGACAACGTTATGTCCGGTTTGCTAGGGTAGAAGAAACCCTATGGACATCTCCACGACCGATCCCGCCCGCGAAGCGCGTCTGGCGCGTGAGCGCGAACTCGCCAAGCAAAAGCGCGATCGTCAGCGCCAAAACCCGCTTGCCTACTCCACCGGACTCGCTATCCTCAGCGCTGTCGGGCGCTATCACTACCTATCTATTGAACAGGTGATGCGGCTCCACGAGTGGAAGTCCGAACCCAACGTCAGCACGTGGCTCAAGCACCTGACCGCCGGGGGTTATCTCTCCAACGAGAACTTCGTCCCTGTTGGCTCGTTTCGTCCGCCCCTCTACTGGTCGCTTCGTCAAAGGGGACGACTGGCGCTTGAGGATCAAGGGTTTCCCGTGCGCCAACGCATCCACCACGACCCCAAGCGCAAGTCGTGGTGGCTTGAGCACGTCCGCGACCTCAACGACTTCCTCATCCAGTTTGAGCTGCTGATGCGGGTTGAGCAGGACACCCTGATCACCAGCTTCTTCCACGACCTGGAGCTTCAGCGACGGGCGGTCAAACTCACCTTCCCCGATGGCAGCGAGCACCGCTTTGTCCCCGATGCCTTTATTGCCCTGAGGCGAAATGGCATGGACGACGAGCTCTGTTTCTGCCTGGAGATGGACCGGGGAACCGAGCGCGATGCCGGGAGACCGTGGAAGGAGAAGATCCGCGCCTACGTCGCTTTTGCCAAGGGTCCATACCAAGCACTCTTCGGGCGAGATCGTTTGACGGTCCTCATCGCCGTCCGGTCGCATCACCAACCCGACGAGCGCCGCCTGGCCGATCTCCTCCGCTGGACGGAGGAGGAGCTGCTTGCCCTTGGTCTCAAGAGCTGGGGCAAGATGTTCTTCTTCACCACTCTCCACGCCGACGAGGTGGATCCGAAAACGTTCTTCGGCGCCGACGCCTGGATTCGCCCCTTCGAGAAGACGCGGGCACCGCTTCTGGAGGGCGTCGCCTAAATGTGGCTCCCAAGATCGTGCTGGGCAAATACGGGCACTGGTGGCACCGCAAGGCGCTAACCCTCAGCGGCCCGTCGCTGAGAGCCCACAAGCACTGCATCGGCGTCTCCGGCCAAGGCAAGTCGTTTCTTCTGGCCAGCTACCTCGTCCAGCTCCGTGAGCAGGGCGTTGCCTTCTCCCTAATCGATCCCCACGGCGATCTCGCCAACCAGGTCTTAGCGCTTCTCAACGATCGCGGTCTCCGCGATGAGCGGTTACTTTATGTCCACTTGGGTGATCCCAGGCGGGCGCTCCCCTTCAACTACCTCAAGCAGCCCTACCCTGACCACGACATCGCGGAGGACGTGGTGGAGGTCTGTAAGCGCGTCTGGCCGTCGCTTGCGGAGGGGGCACCGCTCTTTGAGACGCTGTGCTGGAACGGCACGATGATCCTCATCCAGAACAATCTTCCCCTCCCCGAGCTGTCCCGCGTCCTGGAGCTAAAGGACTACCGTGATCGCCTGTTAGCGAACGTGAGCGACTCACGCGTTATCGAGTTCTTCCACAACAACTTTGACCGTCTCTCGGAGAAGGACCGCTTCCAGGAGATCCAGTCAACGATCCGCCGCGTCAACATTCTGGTGCGCTCTCCTGCCCTCCGCTACACCCTCGGGCAGACGGAGAACAGGCTCAACTTCCGGCAGATCATCGACCAGGGCGTGAGCGTCATCTACAACCTCTCGGGGCTGAAGGAGGACCCGCAGGCGTTCTTAGGTGCCCTGCTGATGCGCGGCTACGAGTCGGCCGCCATGTCGCGGGCCGACATCCCGGAGGACGATCGGCGGCACCACGAGCTGGTGACCGACGAGTTCCACACCTTCAGCAGCAAGAGCGGCAAGTCGGTGGAGACGATGCTGTCCCAGACCCGCAAGATGGGGCTGTTCGCGGTCTTAGCGCATCAGAACTGGTCGCAGACCAACGACTCGATCAGGGGCGCTATCCAAAACTGCGGGGTCAAGATCGCCTTCGGGTTGGACTACGAGGATGCGGCCCTCTCCAGCCGCATCCTCGGCCGGGTGGATACCAAGACCGTCAGCCGCCGCGACCCCGAGGGGTCGGAGAGCGAAGGGATGGCCGAGCAGTGGCAGGAGCTCGTGCAGGAGATCCAGGATCTCCCCATCGGGGAGGCCTTGGTCCGTAAGCGCATTCCCAAGCTCAAGAAGCCGTGGCGGTGGTTCATCCACCGCCCACCGAGCAAGCTCTACCGCATCGAGACGATCCACGTTCCCCGGCCGAAGACCTCACCGGAGCGTCTGGAGGAGATCAAGCAGCACTATGCCCACCTTCTGACCAGGTCGGTGGAAGACGTCAAAGCGATAATCGAAGCGCCAGTCTGGAAGCTAACAATCGATAATGAGCCGCCGCCAAGCAGTATCGACCGCTAACTATTAGTTGACATAACTACACCCGAATCGCTAAGATACCCGTAATCTATATGCGGGAAAATCGAATAGGGGAGTACAGGGACCAGGCGCTAAACCAACCGCTCGTTAGCGAAGCGTCCATTCGTCAGCCGCTAACACCCCCCGAAACCTCCTTCTACGACTGGCCGGTCGACCGGCAGGAGCGTGAAGAGCTCGCCCTCACCCGCATGCAGGAGGGCGTCGACAAGCTCCTCGAAGACCCCAAGGGCTACTTCCGCCTGATGGCCCGGTTCCCCCGCTACTCGCTCGCCAACACCTTCATGATCTTTGCCCAGTTCCCCGAGGCCTCCCTCGTCATGGGCTACGGCGACAAGACCGGCAAGACCGGGTGGAAGTCGGTCGGCCGACACGTCCGGGAAGGCGAGACGGGTATCAGGATCTGGGCACCCAACAAATACAAGGTCATCGATGAAGAGACGGGCGACCCCAAGGAGATCGTCCGCAACTTCCGCCTGGTGAGCGTCTTTGACGTCAGCCAGACGGAGGGAGAGCCGCTTCCTGATCCTCCGTCGATCACCGAGGACGTCACGACCGACGACGTCTCCACGGCGATCAACCTCAAGCTCTCGAGGTTTTGCATCGACAACGGTCTGATCATGTCCTCGGAGCCGATGGAAGGGCACAGGCGAGGGTCCTGGAGCCCGCAGCAACGCAAGATTGCTTTGCGTGCGTCTCCCGACGTCTCGCCGTTCTCGGTGTCCCGCACCAAGACTTTAGTCCACGAGACCGCCCACTTCCTGGCCAACCACGACGGGACAGTAGGGAGAGAAGATGCTGAACAGGTTGCAGAGATTACGGCCTACGTGGTGATGAACAGATTTGGACACGACACCTCAGATGCGAGCTTTGGCTACGTGGCCGGCTGGGGAGGGACGGGGGAGAAGATCCACACCAAGCTCGGCGAGGTGAAGCGTCTCTCCGGGGAGATCATCGCCGCCATCGAGACCATCGGCGATCCGTACGCCGACGACTTTGGATCCTTCGACCAGGCCGATCCCTGGGCAGCGGTGCGAGACCAGATGGAGATCGAGAGACTGGCAGACAGCTACGTCAATCTTTAGGTATTGACATAACTACAGATATTTGCTATAGGTAAAGAGCGATAAATCTGTAGTAACGAGTTATTTCCTGGCTCTCTAGGCAACTACAGAGCCTTTCGCGGAGTCAGGAAAGAGCTCGTTTTTTTGTGTTTGCATGGAGCGGTGGCGGAACTGAGAACGTACGCACGCTGAAATCTGCGGTCACGTCAGGGGAATAAGGATTAGTTCAGCGTCCTCCCTGAACCGTGTGCGGGGGTCAAACCCCGCCCGCTCCATAGAGACACAAACACCTATGTCTAAGACCTTTCACCAACGACTAGACGTCATCCTTAGATCCACCATCGATCTCGATGGAGTTCACCCCGGGCAGTACGGCATCCTCACCAAGCGCATCGAAGAAGCAGTCCTGGACCTCGTGGCCAAGGCAAAGCCCACCCACCCCGAAACACCAACTGATGCCTGGTCTACCGGGTTCATAACAGCCATCGACGACTATCACGACAATCTCATCAAAGAGATCAAAGGTAGCGGATAGCAGACACGGCAGCCGCCGTTTTCTTATGGTCCGGAAATCTCCGGATCATGAGTTTGCGACTAAAAACGGACTGGCCGACTCGACTCAGACTCATCCAGACGGAGGGGACCCTTTGACCAGGACAAGACTCCTGGGGGAACCACCTACCGGAGGAAAGATCTAGATTGAGGGAATGCAGAGAAACACCCCCCGGAAGAATAAAACGCCGCGTCGCACAATATTTTAGCCTCACTTTGGTACTTGACATAATGCACACTATTTACTACAATAACGATGTACACATGAAGAAGGCACAACAACTGAAGAGAGACATGCGCTGGTACTACCTGAACAAGACGCAGGGCATCACGATTGAAGCCCTGGCCTACAACTCAGGCTACCACCGGAACACCGTCTCTCGGGCAATCAACAAGATTCGCCGAACCGTGAGACAGAAGGAGAACCATGCTGATTCAGCGTAAGAGCAAGTACATGCTCATGGTCATCGAGCGGATCGGCCGGCTCTCAGAGATCGCCGTCGCCATGAACAGGTCGGCGCTCTGGGGCAAAGAGCAGGAGCTCGCGTTTGAGGACAACATCGAGGCAGATATTGATTACATCGACAAAAGATAACTATGAGAACACGACTTGAAGATTGTATGGAGCGGTAGCACTGACCGAGGTGAACACAAGCGGTTTCTAAATACTGGGTAGGCTCGGCACTCCCAAGAGAGAAACCGTTCGCTCCATAGAGTCATCAAGACTCGCAAATATATGAAAAGAAGCAGATTACATCGCCGAGAGATCGGCTCCAACCAATACCAGACGCAGGAGCGCTACTTCGGGCTCAAGTCCAAGACGCTTCGAGATGTCACCGTCTGCCTGGCCTTCATCCTCGGCATCAGCCTGGTCGGCACCGAAGCCACCGCCAACGAGCCCGTCGAGTTGATGACGCCCCTCGCTACCCGCGCCTTTGCCATGGAGCTGACACGACCCCAGCTTCCCGTCGAGACCAAGACCGACGAGCAGCAAGAGATCGCTAACTACATCTGTGAAGTCTTTGGCAAGGACTGCGACAAGGCCTTCGCCGTCCTCTCCTGCGAGAACCCGAGCCTCAACCCCAAGGCAGTCAACACCGCGGGGAACGAACCGGCCGGAAGTCGAGACATCGGTGTGTTTCAGATCAACGAGTATTGGCAGCGCACCCAGGGCAAGTTCCTCTTCAACTGGAAAATCAACGTCGAGATCGCTCACCAGCTCTTCGAGGAGAACGGTAAGAGCTTCAAGCTCTGGACCTGTGGGAGGAAGCTGGGAGTTTGAAAGGAGGTGACATAAACAATGAGTGACTTTTTACCAGATGGATACGAGCGGCAAGAGTCCGTAGGCAACTACATGAGCCTCGAAGAGGGGGCAAACCCGATCCGCGTTCTTTCCTCGGCCGTCGTTGGCTGGGAATGGTGGACAGCCGATCAGGAGGGCAATCGCACCCCAAACCGCGTCCGCAACCAAGCAGACGTGCCGTGGGAGTTCGTGCGGACGGCCGACAAGAAGGACAAGGCCAAGGAGTTCTGGGCGTTCGTGGTCTACAACCAGAATGCTAAGACGGTTCAGATCCTGGAGATCAAACAGCAGACGATCATGCGCCTCTTGGAGGGGCTCGTCAAAAGCCCGAAGTGGGGCAACCCTCGGGACTACGACATCGTCATCTTCAAGTCCAAGACGGGGCCAAACCCCTACGACGTCGAGTATTCGGTGATGCCGGAACCCAAGGAGCCAATCGACCCGGCAATCGTCCAGACCTACGAGAACATGGGGATTCGTCTCGAAGCTTTGTACGAAGGGGCAGATCCGTTCGAGGCAGCAGAGACCAAGCAGGAGTCCAAGGACGCGACCGTCTCAGTCGAGCGCCTGAACATGAAACCAGAGAAGCCAGCGGAGCCAGAGCAGGCAGAGGGTAATCCTGCGCCGGCGTCAGCTAGTGATCCAACCAACGCTCCGGTAGCGCCGGGGGACGTGCCTTTCTAAGGCGCGTGGTGCGTCTTGGGCAGGGACGCGCCACGGGCTTTAGAACCACCTATGACACACCTAACCGAACACCAAGCGGCCGTCCTGGAAGCCATCAGGAAGGCGGGCAACGAGGGACTCAGCAGCAAGTCGACGTTTCGCCGAATGAGCGCCCTGCAGATCTCCGGCACCGTCCGGCAGCTGAAGCAGAAGGGCTACTTCATCACGTCCGAGCAGCGCCACGAGCCGGCGCCAATCGGCCGCTACGCCGTCTACCGGATCCAACACGTCACAGCGAAGGCAAAAGCCGCTGAGGAGGCCTCTGGTGACCCCACACGGGGCGTCCAGGGCGTCGATTGGGACTGGGACTTCTCGCAGGGTTCGGCCCGCAAGGCGCCGATCCAGAAGGGCTCCAGACAGGAGGCCTTGCTATGACGTCCAAGACCGAACTCCTGGCAGAGCTGCGGGTCGCCTATATGAGCGCGGCAACCGACGAGGAGCGCCAAGGGATCATGGAGGAGGCCGAGAAGGTCAAGAAGCGCCTTTGGTGCGAGCAGTGCGACGAGGTGACGCCGAGCGAGGAGCACTTCCCCTTCTGCTCAGGCGAGTGCCACGAGGCCTGGGCGGCAGCCCACTACGGCAAAGCCAAGAGTGTTCAGCGTCGGCGCAGCGTCGAGGAGTGCCAGGCCAGGATTCAGGAGATCATCAGCGAGAAGAGATCGCAGGTTCGTGCAGGGTGAGTTGGTTGGAGTCCCCGTTTCGCCTAAGAGAGAAGTGGCAGCGGGAAACGACCAGACGAGCTCACTCCACACGAGACAGCGATTGCCGGGGTCCGGAGATTACCGGGTGGGAGCTCCTTCGGGGACTCCTTGCGCTTAGCCTGCGGCAATCGCGCTCGACATAAGGAGAATGAAAAGTAGTCATCTTGAAAAGTATTTTGCAAGTCTTTGGGAAAGGTTCGGCGGTAAGGATGTTCCGGTAACTGAACACAGGTTCCACCCTCCGAGGCTCTTTCGGTTCGACTTCGCATGGCCCGACAAGAAGGCGGCGGTCGAGATCGAGGGAGGGCTCTACGGGAAGGGACGTCATACCACCGTCGGTGGATTCAACAAGGATTGCGAGAAGTACAACCTGGCCGTCCTTGATGGCTGGAGGGTGCTTCGGTTCACCGAGAAGATGCTCACCAGCGACCCACTTGCGTGTGTTCAGGACGTCAGGGAACTGGTTGGTCAAGATATCTGGGAGGGCGGGGAATGATCCGCCTTCTTCAGCTCACGTTCTTCGTGGTGGTTTGGACGTTGGGCTTTGCCGCCATCTCGATTGGCACGGTGCTCTTTGTCTTTGGGCTCCACATCGTCGGGGGAATCACCGTCCTTACCGGATTCTTACTTCTTTTGGGGATCAACAGTCTTGTCGAGGAGGACCATGAGGCGGCTTGAAGAACATTTTGAAATCGACGGCAACAAGATACGGTGCCGGGTCTGTTACACGAGGACGACCTTCATCACCGAAGACGACAAGACGCGGGAAGAGCAGGAGTGGATCTTCAAGCGCCAGCACCGCCACGACAAGGTGAGGAGGGTCAACTGACCGATATATGAGACGAAAGACGCTTATCAGAGAACGGTTCAAGAGCCCGCTACACACCATCAACGGGTGTATCTCGCTTCAGGTTGGCGATCGAGTTGTCGCCTCGGTTGAGAAATCAGGAAGGTGGGAGTGGGACGAGTATGAGCTGTTCGAGGTCAACGAGGGCGGCAAGCATGGTATCGGCGGCATCTTCTACGGAAGGAGGGCAGACTGATACACAAAGATCTAGTTGACATAATAACAAGCGGTTGCTATAGTGAAGTTACACCAAACGAAAGGAGGTGAAACAAACATGATATTCGCAATCGCAAACAGAGAAGTACGAGAAACCAGTAAAGGATTCAGGTTGTTCGACACCTGCGACAGTCGCAGAGGGACAGCGATCTCTCCAGTCTTCAAGACGATGGAAGCGCTTTGCATCTGGGCAGCGACCAATGCAACGTTCTGGGCAGGGAGAAAAATCTCCGCCGCTGAATGGATGGAAAAACTGACAGGTGAAGTACCTCCAACAATGAGGATCGTTTGAGCCTTGCTCACTGCTTCGTCCCCGCAAGGCGACGAGGCAGAGAGGAACGCTTATGAAAAACAAAGCCGCACAATCACTCGGAAAACTCGGCGGTCAAAAGACCGCTGCTTTACATGGAAGAGAGCATTTCAGAAAGATTGCCAAGGGTTGGCCCAAGGGCAAGAAGCGGAAGAAGGCGAGCCGACTGATATGAAAACAGTATCACTAGAACTATCAAAACAACTGAAAGAAGCGGGGTGTCCGCAAGAGACTCATTTTGTATGGAATATCTTTGAAGATCATACGCTAGAGGGTGGACACTCTGAGGAGGAAAGAGCAAGCCTTGTTACTCATGAATATGCAAGCAAAAAGCCTGTCTGGAAGTACTCAGATGATTTCCATGCCTCTCCTACAGCAGATGAGATATTAGATCAGTTGCCTATCAAGATTGAGGTTGAAAATACTTATTGGGAACTAACAATAGAACATCATTTCTCAGGCGTATGGGGACTAAGATATGGATTTGAAGTAGCTGTAACAGGATTGAGTAATGGATCTCTAGCCGATGCAGCAGCCCTCATGTGGCTATTTTTGAAGAAAGAGGGTCTGCTATGAGCAAGTGGCTCCTCTTCCTCATCCCATTCCTCTTCGTGACCCTGGCAATGTCCCTGTGGCTTGGCGCCGAGAACCTCTACCTGCGCAGCCAGCTCAAGCCCAAGATCGAGCGCACCGTGGCCAAGGTGCAGGGCAAACCAACACCCACCCCGGCAACGCCCAAGCCCGATCCCGTGGGAGAGGCGACCCAGTCAGCAGTCCTCGCCTACATCCGGCAGACCTTTCCGGGGGACGAGCTTGCCAAGGCCCTTGCCGCCATCAGGAAGGAATCAAAGTTCAACTGTGCCTACGTCGGACCCAACGGGGAGACCGGACTCTTCGGGATCACGGCGAGGAACCAGTGGAGGTTCGAGGGTGAGGACATGACCGACTGCTACAAGAACATCGACGTGGGCAAGCAGCTCGTGCAGGAGCTGGGATGGGGGGCATTCAAGTAGGGGTATGAGGATGGTCTGAGCCCGGAAAACTGGTCCACCTCGGGGGTGAGCATGAACGCATCTGACCTCCCCCCGTTTTGGTCCACCCGAAGGGTTAGCCTGGGGGCTCCGGTTGCCTGGCGCCCCAGGCTTCTGGCACTTGCTGTCCGAGCGCCCGCACGGCGCCCTCGTCCAACGGACGCCGGAGGCGGTTGCGACGGACTGGGACCGCGGCGTAGAGGCCGCGGACTAACGCTGGAAGTGGACCAGGAAACGGGTGCGGACCACCTAGCGCGGAGGGTACGGGGGGTCAATGCCGTCATCGTAGCGCCCCGCGTCACAAAGAGGGCACGCCATAAAGTTGCCAGAGTTCTGAATATAGGCCCAAATCATGTGATGCAAGTCATTGTGGTACGGCGCCCTAATGGCAGGAGGTTGGTCAGTGATTACTTCAGCGCGACTGTAGATCTCCATTTTCAGATGCTCAGGACTGCCGTAGGAAACCATCGCCTACTCCTCGTTTCAGCATCAAGACAGCACAACCGGACGATCCGTGTCGTTCTTACTCCTCATACCACATTTGTGCGCCTTGTCAAACTGTCGCCAGTTGACTCGACATAACTATTTCTGCTATGTTCAAAACGTATGCCCGTCCAACCCATAGCATCAGGCGGCACCCGCAAAATCAAGGTGGATAACGTCTCCTGGGAGGCGCTGTGTGCCCTTGACGCCGAACCCGCCGATCCCACTCTCTTTCTTGAGCGCCAGGTTGCCGGTGAGATCGAAGCCGACCACCTCCTCTCCCTCCTCACACCGCCCCAACAGGAAGTCGCCAGGCTCTTGGCCCAGGGCTACCAACCCATAGAGATCGCCAGAATCCGGGGCGTCAAACGTCTCCAGATCTGCCGCATGCGGAAACGGATCAAGGAACGATTAGCACCCTACTACCGTCCGTCGATCCGTAAGGTATGAGCCCGAGAACCTATCCCCAGACGAGCAAGAGCGCAGCCCTGCTGTTCTTCCTCCTGCACCCGGGGATCAACAGCCGGCGCATCCTGGAGACCTGGACCGAGCATCCGGTTCTGAGCGACTACCAGCAGCCTGACGAGAAGACGCTGGTGGTCTGGGTCGAAGAGTTCGTTGCCTTCCGCAACGGGTTTCTCTATCGGGGCAGCTATAGAAAGATATGAAAAGTCTATTTTACATAACATCCCTCGTGTGGGCCGTTGCCCTGGCCCTTGCCATATTGGCTCAAGATGAACTCTTGATGACCCGAGCACTAATCGCCAACATCGGCTTCCTCATTCTGGGCAAGGTGCAGGAACTACTCGATCGCGAGGCGTGAAAAGTCCGTGAAAACACACTCCCCCGGTCCCCCACCGAGGCTAGAAGACGGTAGGGGAGGGGGCAAATTAGCTATGACGAAGAATCGGAGACCACAAACCATGAGGGAAGAAGCTCAGGATTTTGAGGAAGCTTTGAATGAGTTCTTTCTCCAGATCTGCTACGCCCTGCGAATCAACAAGATGGTCGAACTGCTTATACGATTACTCAGACGACTATGAAGAAATGCAACTGCAAACCAGGACGAGAGGGAACGCTTACGACCTACCACGACTGCGGGCCGCGAGAGGATTTACTGTCTCTGTTGGGGATCGGCGAGAAGGTGCCAGGGTCGGCAGTGGTTGTCTGGCCAATTGTTCCGCCGCTGCCACCAAAGACCAAGAAACGCAAACGACTATGACCAAGACTAAACAACTTTCAACGATCCTCAACGAGGATCCCTACGAAAAGCTCGACGAGGATCACCGGATGGCGGTCGATATGCGCCTGGAGAACTAC